TCGGATCGAGCAGCATGACGCGGCCGTCAGGGAGCTGTACGGGACCGGGACCGGGCGGCATCGGGGAGCCAGCACCGGACGGACTCTCAGGACTCGCGGACATGGGAGGCATCCCACCCATCATCGCCTGCTGCTGCAGCTGGATCTGCATCATCGCCTGCTGCAGGATGAATTGCTGCTCCTCGGGCGTGACGGGCTTGAGCGGGGGCAGCGGGATCGCCGGCGGCGCACCGACGTTCGGGGTTTCGAAGACCTCGTGGTAACTCCAGAAGTCGAGGTAGCCCATCGTCGCTTGCTGCTGCGCGACCATCTTCCGCTCGGTCGAGTTCATCGCGAGGATGGAGTTCGGCGCCACCACGAAGACGAACTGTTTGTGGAAGGCTTGCGCGCGTTGATCCGCGGTGGTCAGGTTGGCGTCGAGTTCGGGGATGTAGCCCTCCTGCCCTGGCAACAACGCAGGTACCAAGGTGGCAGGGTCGGCATCCATGTCTTCGAGGACGACGGCGGCTTCCCCGAGGATCATCCGGCGTTTGGTCTGCGACAGGAACTGGAAGTAGTTGACCTTCGTCATCTCCGAGAGGTCGCGCATGAAGGATTCAACCTGCCGCGCTTCCTGACGGATTTCTGGAGTGAGCGCTTCGTAGTACTTCTGGATCGTGTCGGCCGAGGGCATCTGCCGCAGTTGCAAGAGCGCGGCGAGATTGGCCGTGCCCGAGAGATCGTTGTGCTTCGTGGTGAGCTTGTCCCAGAGTTCGGAGGCCATCGCGAGGATCTGCGGGTTCGGGCCGTCCAGCTTTTCGTACGCTTCGCCAAAGCCCGGTTGCACTTTGATGCGCTTGCCCGGGCGCTGCGGGTCGAGCGAGCGCATCGTGGCTTCTGACACCGCGTTGCGGTTCCACTTGACGTCGTAGTTCAGCCACTGCCGGATGCCGAGCCGAATGTCTTGAACCGTGTCGTTGATCGCGTCCTGCACGGGCAGGAGATCGTTGAACAGCGGGATGCCGAGGAACTGCCAGGGCACCGACCACAGGCGCATGCGACACAGGGGGAAGAGGCCGTGCCAGTAGGTATTGGGGCCGTCGAAGAGAATCATGTCGTCGGTCGAGACGATGAGGCGTCCGCGGGGGTACAAGGCCGCTTCGGGTGCGACGCTGTACGCCCAGTTCGTGCCAGGCATGCCCATCGGAATCGGCTTGCCCGTGAGGTTGCGCGTGCGGTCTTTGACGTAGGTGCGGTACAGGGCAATGTTGCCCGAGCGCGGTTGGCGAGAGTGGACCGAGTCCTGCCCGAGGCGGTCGAGCGGGTCGGCTGGGGTCAGGAGGTGCGACATCACCGAGCGGAAGCGCCCCTTCACCTTATCGATCACCGAATCAATCGAGGGCCGGAAGAGTTGCGCCTTCCCGGGGTACATCGCTTTGAGGGCGTTGACCGTGTGCTCTTCGCGCAGGGTCAGCCCTTCCCAGAGCTGGGGCGAGCGCGCGTGCGAGGGGCGGAAGGGCAGCGTGTCGCGCGGGTCACGTGGCGAGAAGCTGTGCGCACCACCAAAGGGCGCGTGCGGATCCCAGTCGACGACGAAGTCGCCGGTGCCGGCCGCGAGCGCGATCTTCACGCAGTCGCCGAGATCGACGTCCGCGAGGGTCGTGACCCACTCGGCGAGGGCGTACTGATTCAGGAGATCGGCTTGGCGCTGATAGGCGGTGTTGAGCGTCTTCCAGCCGAACAACGGTTTGATGTCGGTGAGGGCGGAGACGTGCGCCTGCATCGCCTTGCGGGATTCGTTGATGACGACTTTCGGGAGGTACTTGAGCTTGCGCCGTTCGGGATCGAGTTGCTCGCCGACGACGTAGCGGAGGGCCGGTTCGATTTGGTCGTAGGACGGGTCGGAGCGGTTGATTCTGTCGCCGTCCTCGCGGAGTTCGCGCAGCCAGCCGATGACGCGGGGGTCGCCGTACTGCAGGGATTCGGCGGAGGTGGCCGGAAGGCCCGCGAGGCCAGATGGACTAAATTCGGCCACGCTAGGTGTCCCCGAGCGCGGAGGTGTTGCTGTCGTTCACGCCGGGACCATAGGCGAACTCTGGCTCGCTGCCGTCGGCTTCGACATGCGCCGCTTTCGTGTTGCCCCGCAGTCCCCACTTCCGCTTGACGTCATCGGGAATCTTCTCCGAAGGCGGCTCGCCGAAGGTGTTCGACTGCATGTTCGAGGCGTTCTGCGAGAAGCCGCGGAAGCGAATCGGCTGCCCGAGACCATCCGCCGCCATCTTTTCGGATTCGCGCTCGACCTCACGGAGTTTGTGCAGCGAGTCGATCTCGACCACACGGTTCAACCCGTCCCGGCAGGTGAACTTCTGGAAGGTCTCGCCAGAAGCCCCGTCGCCGTCGGTGCGAAGGTCCATGCGCGGGCGGGGCACCACCCAGATCATCGGGTAGCCGCAGTGCTGGCAGTCAGGGAGCTGTGCCTGCCCGCCGACCTCAATAGACCTGTACTGATCGCGGAGGGTGAACTTACACGATGGGCAAAAAAAGTCGTGGTTCGGCACCTACGCAGACGTCCACAAATCTTGTGTGAGCTTCTTCACCAGCTGCTGCATGTACACCAGCACCGTTTGCCCGCGCTTGCGTGCGCGATGGGCCAACTCGTCCCACTGCGCGACCGAGAACTCGACCTCCACCTTACCAATCGACAGTGATGCGAGCTTGCGGACAGCGGCCATGAGGGCAGCAGAATCGCGCGTGGTACCAAACCCAAGGACTTTCTCCAAGGTCGCACGGTCGTCTGGCGCCAGTGAGAGGCCGGGCTGCGGCGTGAGTTCGTACGCCTGCTCGAAGAGGGTCTGGGGCATGACGTCCAGCACGACGCCTGAGCGCAGAATCACCCAGTCGTCGGGCGCGGCGTGGAGTTGCTGCCCACCCAAGGCCGAGAGCATCGCGTGGTCGATGGTTTGGTAGGCGGTGAGGTCCGTTTGGCCGGTGCGCGCGCGAATCTGGACCGGGCGCATCGCCTGCCGACGATCCGTACCTGGCGTCGTCGGCGGGAGGTCAGTAGTCGCCGCCACTCCCAGCCCCGTGACGCGGGTCGAAGTAGACCCCGGCGTCGTCGGCGTGGAGGGCGAGGTCGTCATCTCCTTCATCATCGATCCCTTCGTTGGCCGCATCGGCCGTCGCTGAGGAGTTCCGCCAGTCGAGCAGCGGGGCGCCGGAGACCTGTTGCTGTTGGAGCATCGAGGCCCGGCGGCGCCGACGTTCGGCAATCGGTTCGGACTCCCCGCCACTCAGGCGGTACGCCACATAATACGCGATCGCCGACGAGAAGATCGCATCGTCGTGTTGGCCCTTGGCGTGTTCGGCTTCCCCGAGCAAGCCTTCGGTCACGAAAAAGCGGAGTTCATTGCGCGTCACGGGCGAGTTCAGGCGGAAGTCGGCGATGCCCGAGATCGGGTCGGTGGTGGTAACGGCGTCGCGGAACTTCTCCAAAAGAATCGGCCGCGTGCGGGTGGTGGTCGACCAGCCGATGCGCTTGGTGTAGCGCGCGGAGGGGTCGGCCGCATCGACGACTTCCCAGACGTAGAAGTTCGAATACTGCAGGTGCAGTTGGAGGAGGTCTTGAACAGTCGCCCCGTGGTTGTTCAACTCGATCGCCGCGCAGGCTTCGACCCCGTCTTCGTCATGGTAGAAGTGGCCGATCGCATCGACGATGAAGGCGAGTTCCGAGGGCTTGACCGTGTTGCTGCAGTACTGGGCGACTTCCTCGGCCGGCTCTTCAATGGTCGGTTCGCGGACGACGGTGACGACGGAATAGTCCTGCAGCACCCCATCCCCGACGTCCACCCCGAGGATGTAGCGGCGGCGCCCGCGCGGGCGGGGGTACTCGTAGATGGCGAGCACGGTTTGGCGCAGCGACGGGAGATCGTCCACCTCCTGTTTGGTCAGGCGGCGGAAGCCATAGCCAGCTGGGGCGAGCGATTGCTCAGCCACTTTGGGCGCGACTTTGGTGGAGAGCGGTGGCGGGAAGCGCCGTCGATCCGCCGCAGCTTGGGCGACCTGCTCCGGATCCTCTGGAGGCAAGCGCTTCAATTCAGCGATATCGCGCGAGGGCTGCACCGTCCACACATCGAGGATCTTCCGCGCCGCGTGATCGATTTTCTCGATCTCCTCCCACGTGAAGACCGAACGACCCGCGTACTGGAAACATTCCTCGGGGTTGGACGGGTACTCTTTGAGAAATTGCAGGAGCTGGTTCTTGCTCGCGTAGTAGGCGCGGGTGGATTCGTACCAGTACAAATGGTCGCGTGTGAGGTGCAGCGTCTCCCCGACCCACTTGTGCGAGTCGCGTTCGATGATCGCCGCCACCTTGAGGGTTTCCGCGTTCGGCGACCAGAGGGTCGGCGCGGGCAACTCATATTTCACCGGCCAGGCGAGGAAGAGGTTGTGAAAGCGGCCGTTCCCCTGCTCGGTCGAGAGCCAGTGCCGATGCCACCAGTCGCCGGCGAGTTCCGCGGTGGATTCGAACAGCACCAAGGAGGCGGGCGAGAGCGGGATGCCCGGCAGCAGGGCGGAGTCGAGCTGCTCAG